AATGAAGAAAACCAAACTTGGGAAGTATCTACTACTTAATAAGTAACATCACCAACATCAACATAAGTTAAAGTTTGAATATAATTTAGATAAGAATTATTTTTATTTTCAATATAATACTCTAGTGTAGCTGGGAACATAACAAATTTATTTGTTTCTAAATCTACTATCCATTTTTTACCTTTTTTTCTATTATCATTATATGTAATAATTATTTTACAACTCCCTGGATCTATTTCTACTCCATACAAACATACCCAATCAGGGGAAGCTTTTAAATTAAATGGATTTACTTCAAGCATAGGTTTTGATATTTCATTTTTTTCATAGTATCTACCATAAGGGTAGTGTCCATCTCCTCTAGTAATATGCCGTCTATGATCAACGTGCATATATTCTCTTATAAAAGTTTCAAGTCTATCTATTGTTTTATAAAATTTATCTTTAACATCTTCATAGTAATTTTTAATAGTTATGTTTTTAACCATTTCATCTTTTTCAAGGTGCCATCCTTTAGGCATATCTACATTCCCTGTAAATAAAGAAACTGCTGTTATTATTTTTTTTTCAATCATTTTCTACCTCTAAACCAAAATGGTAAACCAATATGTGGTTTTTTATCAAACATATTTTCTTTAGCATCTTTTGTTTTCTTGTTGTTATAGTGAAAAAATACTTGTGCACAATCATTACCTTTAAAAGGTTCTCGCCAATGTTCTAGATCTTCTCCTTTGTATACTAACATATCACCTGGTTTTAAAATTACTTTAATACCTTTTTTACCTTCCTCTTCAGATGGTTCAAGATATATTGGCCATTTTTGTCCACCTAAATTCATAGTGGTAGATATCTCACAACTAAATCTGTCTTTGTGTCTTTTTAAAATATCACCTTTTTTATATATTCTAAAGTAAGAATAATTAGGATATAGTTTAAGACCAGTTTTCTTTTCCATAATTGGTTGTAATTTTAAAAGTATAGTTTCCATAGCGACATCTGCATAATGAGTATAAGTATCAGGAACTTGTCTGTCCATCCAATGACCCCAAGACTTATCTATAGGTGAAACATATTGATGTCTTAACATTGTTTTTGCCACTTCTCTTTTTATTAAAACGTAATTGTATAAAAATAAAGCTAACTCTTTAGAGATAGCCTGTTTAATAACAATATATTTTTTATTTTTAAAACTCATCTAAATGTTTTTAATGATTCTTTTAATTTAAAATTTGCAGAAAGACTTATTCTAGTACCTTTACTTTTAAAAGGTCTAACTCCATGTTTAAGGTTAGCTGGAAATATATACATGTCTCCTTCCTTTGGTTTTGCTGGCACTTCACTTATACAATTTTCTCTATCTTCTCCATACATAAATGTAATACCTCCAGGTCCACTTATGTCTCGACCAATATAATCACTGTTTTCTTTTTTTAAAGAATCAGGAATTTTTAAATATAATACACAAGAAAAATCGTCATTATGTATATGTGGGGGGTTATATTCACCTGCCTTCATAAAATTTACCCAAGCTGATTTAACAGTGTACTCTTTACTTGGTATGGTTGTGTCATGGTAAGTTTCATAAAAATTAAGATAGTTTTCAAACTGTTTTGCGACATCTTTTTTAAATTCATCTTTATCATAAGAAAAAGTTTCATCAATATGAGAACCTAAATTTTGATTGTAGCTATATTCTTTTTTAATTTTTTTAAGAATATCTTTATAATTATCTACTCTTGTTTTAATCAATAATGGACCCCAATAATAAAATGTATTCTCAGTCATTAGCTAGCTTTCTAACCGCTTGTAAATTAAAGTGTATAAACCTAAAAGGTCCTAAACCTAAATCCACTGAAAATTCATGTTCAATATAAGCAGGGAAAAGTATCAAAGTTCCTGGCTTTGGTCTGTACTGAATAGTTCCACTACCCATTGTAATTTCACTAGGGTTTTTTAATGGCAACATTGACATCATTTTAGCTGCTCTAGGGTCTTTAAGTATTGGGTGAGAAGTAAAGTCAGAACTTTTTAAAAAGAAAAAACCACTTATATGATTGTCATAATGAATGTGAGCATTATGGTATGCGGCTCCTTTTTTAGAAAATTCTTGTACCCACATTTCTGTCCATGTCATGTTATAAGTAGTCATGTTATAACCCATATGATCCATTATTTCTAATGATCTTCTTGCAACATATCCTTGAATATCCGCAAACTCTGGTAGACCAACTAAAGGACCTGAATGATGAGTCATTCCAAAATCTCCAAGTTTTTTACCAACATTTTCATCTCTCTTTTTACTTAGAATTTTATTTCTTTTTTTCGCATGTTCTATATGTGGATCTGAAGCTTTGTTTAATTTGTCTACCAATTCTGGCAACTCAGTTATATAGACTGGTGTTTGAAAGTATGTTTCAAAATGTATGTCTTCGTTCATTTAAATTGTCTCCTTATTGTACATATGTATACCATCCTGTTATTATATATTTAGTTTCGTTTGTAATATTTCCCCTATGAGTATGTGTCCAATAAGCAGGGAAAATAATTGTTTTACCTTGTACTGGTTTTATTTTTTGTTTTTGATAAAAAAATTCCGTTTCACCACCCTCACTAATTGTATTTAAATATGTAGTAAAAACTAAAATTCTTTTTTGTCTTCTTATTAAACCATCAAGTTCAGAGTGCCAAGCCTTATAATATTCTTTTGGTTTATATTTTTGTATCTTAATATCAGGATTTAAACTCCAAGGCTCTTGTTCTTTATCCACATAAATGTATTTTTTTATATATTTATTTTTAACTGTAGCTAAACCTTCTAAGTAAGTTTTTAAAATAGGATCATATAAGTTAGGAAAAATTTGGCTCATATTAGTATATCTAGTTTTTATAATTTCTTTTTCATTTGAATTCTCAAATAAATTTATTAAATCAGAACACACTTTTTTATTTATTTTATCCTCGTAAATAAACATTATCTAAAAGGCCTTCCTAAATTCCAAACTACTAATGAGTATCTTGTACCATTAGTTACTGGTTTTACTCTATGCCAAATAAAACTAGGAAATACAATAATTGATCCTCTTGGAACATCTGACAAAGTAATTAAGTTATCATTTTGATTTAGTTTAGTAGGATCAGCTATATTTAGTTGTAACTCTCCTCCCTCGTAATCCTCTGGATTAGATAAAGCACAAGTGACTGACAGTTTTCTTACTTTACCGTGCTTATCAGATTCGTTTGAAGTTTTATAAGGTGTCTTCCAAGAATCTACATGCCAAGTATAATGTTGATTTAATTCGTATTTAGTAAACTGACAAGTTTCACTGGTGTCCCATTCAAAATTCCACTGAGCGTCTTCGTTAGCTTTGTTTATGTAGTAATGTAATTCTCTGTATATCCAGCCACCTTCCATCCATACAATATTAGAGTCTCTTGTTTTTCTTAAATCTTTTAAACCTTTTTTATCTTGGTTTGAAGGTTTGTTCATACCCGTCCAAGCTATTTCTTCTTTTTTAGTTTTAGCAATATTAATTAAATCATCACAAAATTTAGGTGTCAAAACTGATTTAAATATCCAACAATAATATTGCAATTCCATATATCTTTCCTGTCTTTTTAGTTTTATTATCACAAAAATAATATATATTCAAGATCTAGAATGACCATATTAGAAAGATTTGAAAGGTATTTAACCAACGTAGAAAAACCTGATAAACCAGGGTCTTGGAATATAGCCGGTGTTTTAAAAGATAGAAATGCTTTTTTTAAATTTGATGTTAGAGATCTTACTAAAACTTCTAACAATAGAGCATTTAAAAAAGGAAGTTTAAAAAGCAAAGCTGAAAAAATGGTATTTGAATTTAAGGATCAGTGGATTATTTTAGATATTGAAGAACTTAATGAATACGTCAAAAGCAGCAAAATTAAAGATTTTGAGTTAAAAAAAAATTTATTTAAACTTGGATTGAATATAATTAAAACAAAAAGAACTTATTTTTTAAAGAAGATAGAGATTTTTTATTGCCTGAAGATAAACACACTTTAGATGAAATTACTTTAAGTGGGCTCTTTCCATTTTATTTACAAAAAAATACGATTGGAAAAGACAATAAACATTTTTTAAGTCATATTATTGTAGGAAGAGTTGAGTATAGAAAAGAAAATGATAATGGAATTAACTCTAAATATGCAGATTTTTTTATAAAAATATTAAATCAATTTTGTAATAGAAATAATATAAAGTATAAAAACATTTTAAGATACTCTCTTAATCTTGCTTTTTATGATGGTATTGAAAAGTCAGGCACACATGTAGACCATGATGTCCCACATAAACAATTAATTATTTATTTAAATGATCCTATGGATATAACTTCTCATACAGTTCTTTTAAATAAAAAGAAAGATAAGGTTGTAAAAAGAATTGTACCTGAAAAATTTAAAGGAGTTTGTTTTAACCAGTGTCCTCATTATATGGTTTATCCTAAACGAGGTCATAGAATAATAGCCATAGCAACATTTAATTAATATGAAAATAATATTTAAAAGTTTTTTACCTGACATATCTTTTAGTTTAGAAAAAAACAAACCATTAAATTTTTCTTGGTTTAAAAAAGCTTATGAAGACTACAAAAAAACATCTACATCTATGCATACTGCAAAATGTCCCGGTATAAATAGTATAATTAAAACTGGTTGGATTCAAAAAACTTATCAAGACATTACTATTACAACAAACGGTGATAAACATACTTTTAATTGGAGATCAGATTTTGATCAAAAAAGTTCTAAGTATGGTGATATTATATTTGATTACATTCATTTCCATACTCCAGATCAATTAGATAAGTTTAGACCGATGGATGAAAACACACTTAAAACAGTTATTAAAATACAAAGTCCTTGGGTAGTGTATGTACCTAAAGGTTATAAATTACTTAGCATGCCAGTAGCATACAATGACACAAATGCGTTTACTGCTGCAACCGGTTTATTGGGTGAAGGACTTCACCATATGAATGTACAATTGTATTGGCACAATCTACATGGTGAAACT